CGCACGGGCGGTCAACGAGCACTCGGTCGCGACCTGGAAGAAGCAGACGGGCGAATGGCGCGCGAGCGCGGAGAAGGAGTTCTCACCCGAGGCGCTGGGCGAGGCGCGGACCGCGCTCGCGCGGGTCTTCGACAGGCAGACGATCGCCTATCTCGAAGGGCTGGGCTTCACCAACCATCCGGGCCTCATCCGGGGAATGGTGAAGGTCGCCCGCAGCATCAAGGACGACTCGTTCGTGACCGGCAATGCCGGCCGCGGCAGCGGCGCGCCGGACCCCAGGTCCCTCTACCCCAACTCGCAGCACAACTAGGAACTAAGCTCCATGGCAACGCTATCCGTGACCAATCCGACCCTGGCCGACTGGTCCAAGGTCATCGATCCCAATGGCAGCGTCGCGCAGGTGATCAGCCTGCTGTCGCAGATGAACGAGATTACCGACGACATGGTGTGGAACGAGGGCAACCTGCCCACCGGTCACCGCACGAGCGTGCAGACCTCGCTGCCGACCGGCACCTGGCGCCGCTTCAACGAGGGCATCGTTCCGACCAAGAGCACGAGTACGCAGATCACCGACTCCTGCGGCATGCTCGAGACCTATTCCGAGATCGACAAGGCACTGGCCGATCTCAACGGCAACACGGCGGCCTATCGTCTCTCCGAGGATCGTGCCTTCCTGGAGGGGTTGACGCAGCAGCTCGCGGGCGTGCTGTTCTACGGCAACACCGCGACCAATCCCGAGCGCTTCATGGGATTGGCACCCCGCTACAATACGACGTCCACGGCGACGTCGCAGACCGCCAACAACTTCATCTCAGGTGGCGGCACGGGCTCCGACAATACGTCGATCTGGCTGGTCGGCTGGGGCGACCTCACCGTGCACGGCATCTTCCCCAAGGGCAGCAAGGCCGGGCTGTCGATGAAGGATCTCGGCGAGCAGACGCTGCTCGACGCCGCAGGCAACCGCTACCAGGGCTATCGTACGCACTACAAGTGGGACGCCGGCCTCACGGTGCGCGACTGGCGCTACGTCGTGCGCATCGGCAACATCGACGTGTCGGACCTCGCGGGGGCGACGCCGGCCGACCTGGTCAAGCTGATGATGCGGGCGATGAACAAGATCCCCAACATCAGGATGTGCCGGCCCGCCTGGTACATGAACCGCACCGTGAAGCAGTGGCTGGATATCCAGCGCAACCTCGGCGCCTCGGTCTCCAACACCACCAACAACAGCAACATCCGGCGCACGCTCGACGAGAGCGACGGTCGCCTGTTCGACAGCTTCGGCGGCATCCCGATCCGCAAGTGCGACCAGATCACCCTGGCCGAAGCGACCGTGTCCTAGGTGCTCGCGCAGGAAAGGAAGAAGCGACCATGATGTACGATAAGCTCAACACCTTCGGTACGGATCAGGCGGTCACCACGACCGCCGCGTCGACCGACACCGTCGATCTCGGCGCAGCCCGCGACATGGGCAACGGCGAGCCGCTGGAGCTGGTGATCCTCGTCACGCAGAGCGTGACGGCTGCCGGTGCCGCCACGGTCACCTTCGCCCTGGAGACCGACGACAATGCCGGCTTCTCCACGCCAGTCGTGCTCGCGAACTCCGGCGCGCTCGGCAAGGCCGCGCTGACGGCGGGCACCGAGGTGCTGCGCGTGAAGGTGCCGCTCGATGCCGAGCGTTACCTGCGCACCAATTACACGGTGGCCACCGGCCCGCTGACGGCGGGCACCTTCACCGCGTTCCTCGCCCACGACCGCCAGGCCAGCCGGGCCTACGCGCCGGGCTTCATCGTCTGAACGGAGGCAGAGACATGGCCAGGCAACAGAAGAACGAGAAATCCGCCGAATACGTCGTGGTCGACAATCCCTTCTACGACGGCGTTCAGCTCCACCCGATCGGTGCACGCATCCTGTGGTCCGGCCCGCCGGGCCTTTCGCTGGTGCCGGTCGATGCGCCGCGCCGCCGAAGCGCCCGCGAGGCGCCGATCTTCGGCGATCCGCTGGCCGGCCGCGGCGACGGCGCGCCAGTCGAGGCGGCCCGCCCCGGTGATCAGGTCGTCCTGGTCCAGTGATCGGTACGCAGTGAAGGCAGAGGGGGCCGGTCTTGGGGCCGGCCCCGCCACCGCGAGGAGAGGTTTCCATGGCTCAAGACATCGCCTTCCAGTCAGCCGCCCGGCGCAACGCCGTTCCCGTTTCGGAGGCAAGTCCGCTCCCGGTGGTGCTGACCCAGCTCACCGGGGCCGGCCTGGTCAAGTCGACCGTCACCCTGTCGGGTGCCTCGGCCGAACTGCTCCCGGCCGATCCCGCGCGACGCGTCGTCATCGTGAGCAGCACGCGGACGAATGGAGATGCGGCAATCGATCCGACCGGCGGCGTCTGCGCGCTCGACGCTGGGATTCCCCTGTCGGGCGGCGACACGGTGCAGATCACGGGCAAGGAGGCGCAGAGCGCCATGACCCAGATCGGCACCATCGGTCAGAAGCTCACCGTCTACGTCGGGGCGTGAACATGCCCATCACCTTCTTGAGCAGGGTGCGAGGAGGCGCAGAGCGCGCCTTCGATGCCGACGTGCTCTCGTGGCGCGACGCAGTCGTTGCGAATGGCGGCTCCGTTTCGCTGGCACGGCTGATCGTCGTCGATCAGTTCGTCTACAGCGAGAAGGAGGCGGGCAACTGGACGCTCACCGACGACTATCTCGGACTGTGGGCGGAGAATGTTCCCCAGGCCCTCACATCGCTAAAGCAGCGCAGGCTGGCGAGCGCCGTCAACTCGCCCGTCTTCACGGCCGACCGGCAGTACGCATTCGACGGTTCTACCAGCTATATCGATACCGGCTTCGTTCCATCGACCCATGCCCTGTCGATGACCTCCGACTCGGTGCATGCGGAGGTCTACGAGCGCTCGAATCTGTCCGGCAGCACCACGTCGATGGGCACGAACTCCGGCAGCGGCAGGCAGGTTCGGGTTCTCGCGCGCAATGGCAGCGCGGCCACGGGCTATGCCAATTGCAACCCGGCCACTTTCACGCTGCCGACCAACACCAGCCTCGGACTGACGCAGATCGGACGCAGCAGCAGCGCTCTGACCGATGCCTATGGCGCCAAGAACGGAGTCGCCATGACCCGAACCGTCGACCCGACGGGCATCAGCCCGTCCCTGCCGGCCCACAGTCTCTATGTCGGCGGCTTCAACAACCAGGGGACGCTGTCGAACGGGCGGGCCTGCGCCGTCGGCTTCGTGGCCTGGGGCGCGGCTCTCGCCCTGGGGCAATGCCTGTCCCGCTACAACGCCGTCCAGGCGTGGGCCGCTTCCGTGGGAGCGCAGGTCTGATGGAAACGTTCATCCTCCTGACGGCCGCCCAGGCCATTCATGTCCGCGGCCCGTCGGCTGTCACTCCTTCGGCCGCGCTCGTCCCCATCGAGCGTCGGGGCGGCGTGTTCGTCCTGGGCGCCGACGTGCTGGTGGACCCGGCACACGCGGCGCACCGGGAGTATCTCTCGATGCTGCCGCAGTTCGACGCCGGCGATCCCTCGCTCCCCGCCGCGACCCTGCAGGCCGACGCATGAGCAGCTTCGAATCTCCGCAGGCCAACGGCGCCAACGGTCGGACCGGCCTCGGCGTGCAGGCCTATCGCTGGCTGGTCGGCGGCGGCCTGGCGCTTCTCGTCCTGCTCTCCCAGCGCACGCTCGCCACCCTCGACGACACGGCCGCCGCCGTCCGCAGCCTGCAGGCCCAGATGGCCGCCATGCAGGGTGCAACGGAGAGCCGCTTCAACGCCCATGGCCAGCGGCTCGACACGATCGACCGTCGCAACGACGCCCAGGACGTGAAGATCGACGGACTTTGGCAGCGCCCCTGGTCATCCGCTCCCGCAACGAGGACTCCATGAGCCATCCCGCCAATTCCCTGCTGGTCACGTCCGATCGCGGTCTCGCGCTGATCAAGGAGTTCGAGGGGCTGGAGCTGGAGGCCTACCCGGACCCCGGCAACAAGGTCACGGGCGAGCCGTGGACGATCGGCTACGGCCATACGCGCGGCGTGCGGCGGGGCGATACCTGCACCGAGGAGCAGGCGACGGCCTGGCTGCGCGAGGATCTGGGGGCGGCCGAGGGATCGGTCCGGCATCTGGTCGACGTGCCGCTCACGCAGTGCCAGTTCGATGCGCTGGTGTCCTTCGTCTTCAACTGCGGCGCCGGGGCGTTCGGCAACTCGACGCTGCTGCGGCTGCTGAACGAGGGCGCCTATTCGAGCGCGGCCGACCAGTTCAAGCGGTGGAACCGCGGCGCCGACGGGCCGCTGCCGGGCCTCAGCCGCCGCCGCGCCGCCGAGACGGCGCTGTTCCTCTACATGGGAGTCGAGTGATGCCGCTGATCCCCCTGCTGCTCGGCCTCGCGCCGACCGTCGCTTCCTGGATCATGGGCGACAAGACCGGGGCAGCGGTCGAGAAGGTGACCGGCCTCGCACGCGACATCCTCGGCACCACGGACGCCGACGGAATCGAGCGCGCGGTGGCGGCCGATCCGAACCTCGCGCTTCAGTTCAAGATGGCGGTGCTGCAGGCGGAAGCCGATGCCCGCGATCATGCCGAGCGGCTGCGGCAGCAGGATCTCGACGCGATGAAGGCACAGCTTGCCGACGTCGCCTCGGCGCGCAGCCAGACCGTCGAGCTGGCCAAGGCCGGGTCGCCGCTCGCCTGGGGCGCCGGGGTCGTGTCGGTGCTGGCGATCGTCGTGTTCGCGGGCTTCGTCTACATGCTGTTCGCCAAGGTGGTGCCCGAGGGCATGAAGGAAGCGCTCCTGCTGCTGGGCGGCTCGGCGGCGACCGGCTACGGCATGGTCCTGTCCTACTGGCTGGGCTCGTCCAGCGGCTCGGCGCAGAAGACGGCGGCGCTCGAGAAGGCCGCGACGGGGAGGGGCGCCTGATGGCCACCGACGTCGACATCGGCAACATGGCGCTCTCCCGGCTCGGCACGCGCGCCACCATCGCCGACCTCACCGAGAACAGCACCGAGGCCCGGCAGCTGAACCTCTGGTACGCGACCGTGCGCGACGACCTGCTCGGCATGATCGACTGGAACTTCAACCGCGTGTCCGATGCGCTGGCCCTGTCCGGCACGGCACCAGACCGCTGGACCTACAGCTACGCCTACCCGTCGGACTGCCTGAAGATCTGGCGGCTCGACTTCGGCTCCTGGTACTGGACGCGCTGGAACGGGCTCGCGGTGCCCTTCGAGGTGGCGTCGGACGGGACCAACCAGTTCCTGCTCTGCGACGACAGCATCGCCACCGCGATCTACGGCCAGAGGGTGACCGACCCCAACCGCTTCAGCCCGGCCTTCACCCTGGCCTTCGTCGACTGCCTCGCCGCCGCCGTGGCGCTGCCGATCACCCAGAAGGCCGACCTGGCCGAGCGGCTGGCGCGACGGGCGCAGGACCGGGTCGAGAAGGCGATGGCCGACAGCGCGAACGAACAGTCCTCGACCGAGCGCTTCCAGGTGGCGGAGTCGCTGGCCGTGCGCGGGTATGAGGACGCGCCGTTCGGCTGGCTGTCGGGGTGGCGCTGATGCCGACGCCGCTGGTCCATCCGAGCTTTGCCGCCGGGGAGCTGTCGCCGGCGCTGCACGGGCGCGTCGACCTGGCGAAGTACCAGGTCGGGCTGGCGACGTGCCTCAACTGGTTCATTCATCCGTTCGGGGGTGCGAGCACCCGGGCGGGGACGGCGTGGGTGGGGGCGGTGCTGGCGGCGGCGAAGCGGTCGCGGCTGGTGGCCTTCGCCTTCAACACCACGCAGACCTACGTGCTGGAGTTCGGCGACCTCAAGATGCGCGTGGTGAAGGATGGCGGCTACGTGCTCGAGGCGGCGGGCGCCATCACCGGCATCACCCGCGCGAGCCCCGGCGTCGTCACCGTGGCCGGGCATGGCTGGTCGACCGGCGACCGCATCTTCCTCACCGGCATCGCCGGCATGGTCGAGCTGAACGGCCGCAGCGTCGACATCACCGTGCTGGGCGCCAACACCTTCTCGATCGGCATCGACACCTCGACCTACGGCGCCTGGACCTCGGGCGGCACCGCGGCGCGGCACTACACCTTGGCGACGCCCTATGCCGAGGCCGACCTGCCGACGCTGAAGTTCGTGCAGAGCGCCGACACGATGACGCTCACGCACCCGTCCAATGCGCCGCGCAACCTGACGCGCTCGGGCCATGCCTCGTGGTCGCTGACGGCGATCACCTACGCCCCGACGCAGCAGCCGCCGACGGCGCTCGCCACCACCTCGGCGGGCTCGACCTACGATTACGTCGTGACGGCCGTCTCCGAGGAGACCGGCGAGGAGTCGGTCGCGTCGGCCTCGATCTCCTCCAACGTCCAGACCTCGACGATCACCTGGACGGATGCCAGCGGCGCGGTCTCCTACAACATCTACAAGGGCAAGAACGGGGTCTATGGCTTCATCGGCCGGTCCGGCGACGGCACGACCGGCTTCACCGACGCCACGATCGAGCCCGACACGTCGGACACCCCGCCGGAGGACAAGAACCCCTTCGACGCCGCCGACAAGTATCCCGGCTGCTCGACCTATCACGAGGGCCGGCAGTGGTACGCCCGCACGAACACGAAGCCGCAGACCCTGTGGTCGTCGGCCTCGGCCGCCTTCAACAACATGAACACCTCGACGCCGTCGAAGGACAGCGACGCCATCACCCGCACCATCGCCAGCCGCGAGGTGAACGAGATCCGCCACCTGCTCAGCCTCAACGTGCTGCTGGTCTGGACCTCGGGCGCGGTGTGGAAGGCGTGGGCCGGGGCGCAGGCCGATGTCATGACGCCTGCGAATTGCGCGGTGAAGCCGCAAAGCTACGAGGGCGTGTCCGACGTGCCGCCGATCGGCACCGAGAGCAGCGCGCTCTATGTGACGGCCTCGGGCAAGAAGGTGCGGGACGTGGCCTATGAGTTCGCGTCGGACAGCTTCCAGGGGCGGAACCTGTCGATCCTCGCCGGCCACCTGTTCGAGGGCCATACGATCGAGGAATGGGCCTATGCGCGCGATCCCGACGGCGTGGTCTGGTGCGTGCGCTCCGACGGCGTGCTGCTGGGCTTCACCTACCTCAAGGAGCACGACGTCTACGCCTGGTCGCGGCATGTGACCGACGGCACCGTGGAGAGCGTGGCGACGGTGCAGGAGGGCAACGAGAGCATCCTGTATCTGGCGGTGAAGCGCACGGTCGGCGGGCAGACGGTGCGGCATGTCGAGCGGATGGCCAGCCGGTACTTCCCCGATGTCTATTCGGCGTGGTGCGTCGATTCGGGCGTGAGCTACAACGGCTGGAACACCGACACCGGCGACACGCTGGCGCTCAGCGGCGCGACATGGAATGCCGGCGATACCGTGACCGTCACCGCGGCCGGGCATACGCCCTTCACCAGCGCCTCGGTCGGCAACCAGTACATCCTGCGCAGCGGCCAGAACCAGGTCACCGTCACTGTCACCGCCTACACCGATTCGACGCACGTCAGTGCCACCCTCGACAGCGCGCCGCACACCTCCCTGCAGGCCACGGCGATCGCCGACTGGGCGCTGGCGACGCTGACCCTGACCGGGCTCTGGCACCTCGAGGGAAAGCAGGTCGCCATCCTGGCCGATGGATCGGTGCAGCCCGCGGCGACGGTCGTGAACGGCTCGATCACCTTGCCCCGCGCCTCGGGCCGCGTCGTGGCGGGGCTGGGCTACACCTGCGATCTGGAGACGCTGAACGTCGAGGCCGGGCAGCCGACCCTGCAGGGCCGCCAGAAGATGATCAACGAAGTGACGCTCCGGGTGAAGGATACGCGCGGCCTCAGCGCCGGGCCGACCTCCGACCGCCTCGTCGACATCAAGGAACGCACGACCGAACAGCCGGGCTACCCGACGATGCTGACCACCGGCGACGAGCGCGTGCTGGTGGATCCGTCATGGAACACGCAGGGCCGCGTCTTCGTGCGCCAGGCCAACCCGCTGCCCGCGACCGTCGTCGCCATCATCCCCCGCATCGAAGCCGGAGCCTGAGCCATGGCCCTCACGACCACGACCAACAAGGTCATCCACAACGGCAACGCCAGCGCGACGGTGTTCGCCTACACCTTCCCGATCCTTGATGCCTCGCACCTCACGGTGATCTACACCGACGCCGACGATGTCGAGACCACGCTGTCGGCCAGCCAGTACAGCGTGACCGGCATCGGCGGGCGCACCGGGGGCAGCGTGACCTATCCGCTCACGGGCTCGCCGATCGCCACGGGCACGAAACTGACCATCGTGCGGACGGTGCCCTACACCCAGACGACGGTGCTTTCGAACCAGGGCGGCTACTACCCCGAGGTGGTCGAGGCGCGGCTGGACCAGATCTACATGGCGATGCAGCAGCTCGCCGAGATCGTCGGGCGCTATACCGTGAGCAGCATCAGCGACCCCGCGACGGAGCAGAGCAACTACGCCCTGATCCAGGCGCTGCAGGCGGACCTCGGCGACTTCGACAAGCTGACGACGGCGGGGGACCTGCTGACCCGCGATGCCAGCAATTACAAGCGGCTGGCGCGCGGGACGGCGGGGCAGTATCTGGGCGTTACCGGAAGCGCGCTCACATGGAACGACCTCGTGATCGACTTGGCTTCAAGCCAAGTGACGGGAGTTCTGCCGCGCACCAGCGGCGGCTTCACACCATTGCAGAACGCGGTCTCGTTGGGCGCCAACGTAGCAATTGGGACGACGGGCACTTGGGTCACGGGACCTTCTTTCGCGCAAGGATCCTCTGGGGTTTGGTTGGCATGGGGGACAGTCACTATCAATGCTGGTGCGTCCAGCGCGAGGGTATCGGCGCGCCTGACGGACGGCACGAACGTCAAGGCCAGCACCACCACCACCTGGCCGAGCGCTATCACGCCTGCTGTCATCTCTCTTAGTCTGAGTGGAATTTTTGCCAACCCGCCGGGCGACATCCGGATTCAGTGCCTGAATGCAGACAGCACGGGGGGTGGATTCGTTTGCAACCAGTCTGGTCAAGGGAAAGACTGCACGCTGAACCTGATCAGAATCGCCTGATGATCACCATGTTATCCGCCACGGAAGACGACGTTCACGAATTGGCGCCGTTGCTGCGCGCTGAGGATCGGGCGGAAGTTCTGGCGTTGGGCCTCGATCCGGTCGACGGCTTGCTCCAGAGCTTGGCCGCTGCGCGCGAGGCCTGGACCTACCGCGATGGCGACCGGATCATCTGCATGGCCGGTGTCGTGCCTCTCAGCCTCATCGGCTCGACGGGTGTGCCGTGGCTGCTGGGCTCTCCGCTGGTCGCCCGGCATCGTCGCGCCTTCATGGTCGAAACCCGCCGCATGGTAGCGCACTGGCTCATGATGTTCGGCGTCCTGCGTAACGTAGTCGACGACCGCTATGTCGCCGCTCACCGCTGGCTGCGTTGGCTTGGCTTCGAGATTGGCGAGACGTTCCCCCTGGCCAATGGGCGGTTCCGCGTCGTTCACAAGGAGGCAGAATGAAAGGCTTCTATCATCGCAACAGCTTTGCATCCGTCAGGATTCCGCAGCCCGTTTGGGGACCTGCTGCACTCGCCCTGACCGCCCTCAGTACGGTCATGAGCGTGGTCGGCCAGATCGGACAGCAGAACACACAGGCGCAGGCGGCAAGCGCCAACGCCGCACAGGCGCGCTACCAGGCGCAGGTCGCCGTCCAGAACCAGGAGCTTATGCGACGGCAGGCGGCCGATGCGACCCAGCGGGGCCAGGTCGTGGAAGAAAGTCGGCGGCACCTGACCGCCCAGCAGATCGGCCGGCAACAGGCCGCTTTTGCAGCTCAGGGCACCGACCTCGAAGGCAGCCCGACCGATATCCTCGGCGACACGGCCGCAACTGGCGAAGTGGAGGCCTTGACTCTGCGCTCTCAGGCAGCGCGGCAGGCTTACGAACATCAGATCGCCGGTGTGGGTTATGGCCACTCGGGCATCCTGTTGAGCAGCCGAGCCCTCAACTCAACGTTCCAGCCGAATTACCTGGGTGCCGGTGCGTCGCTGCTATCGAGTGCGTCGACCCTTGCCGAGAAGTGGCGGAACTTTCAGTCGAGCAGCATTTCGTAAGGACTGCCACGCTTGCAAAGAGTGTTGCAGTCGTCTCGTTGTGAAGATGGGTCAAGCCCCCTATCAACGCACCGGATCGTGCCCCAAGACGTGGTGTAGCTGACAGTTAGTCAGTACGGGCGATCCAGGGCAGTGCCG